GAGGAACTAACGGAGTCGTCAGCATAAAACTGTCAACCGGTGAGTTCGTAGTGGGTCTATCCAAAATTTAAAAAAAAATTAATAGTCGCAAAATTTGCAGTATTTTATATTTTCTGATATAATAATATTATAGAAAGTAAGGAAAGACTTTCGAGTATTAAAAAGAGTTAAAAGAAAAAGGAGAAAGAAAAAGATGAAACTTACACCTATGTCATTGCAGGTCCTGGATTATGTACAGGAAAACGGCGGAAACGTTAGCGTATTGGAGCTTGTGGAGTCCACAGGTCGCAGCGCACGTTCGATTAATGCGACGATTACAGACCTCTCGAAGAAGGGTCTTGTTTTCCGAAATCCCGTTACAGTCGAAGGTCAGGAAAAACCGGTTACTTATGTTGTGCTTTCAGAGGAAGGCGAAGCTTTCACACAGCCCGAAGACGAGTAATCACTTAGATATATAGGACTATCTTTTTAAAGGTAGTCCTATTTATTCTAAAATTATTTTAAACTCACAAGCAATTTAAAAGAAGAAAAAAGAGGATTAAATATGGATAATAGAACAATAAGACAAGCAGAAAATAACGTGAGAATTGAAGGACTTTTGAGTGAAATTGATCTTACCTATCATGAATATAATCGTGATGGTTCTCCGCAGAGGGCAATTCGTGGTATGGTTAAAATTCGTGTTGATCAGATGATAAATAACGAACCAAAAACTTTGGAAATCCCCGTATTTACTTTTGCGCCAGAAATTACAAGAAGTGGGAAGAAGAATCCTGCTTTTGAATCAATGGAAAGGGTTATGACGACTTATGTCAGTATCGCCGCCGCAGGAGAAGGAAAAGCCGATAGAGTTCGTATCACTAATGGCGAAATTAGAATGAATGAATATTATAATGCAGAAGGACGTTTGATTTCCTTCCCGCGTATTAATGCTTCTTTCATTAATAAAGTCGGAAAAGATGAATTTAAACCAACTGCGATTTTTGAAGTTGAATTTGTAGTTAATGAAATTGGTCCCGAACTTGATAGAGAAGACAATGAAACCGGCAGACTTTTGATCAAAGGTATTTTGCCACAATATGGTAATACAATTGATTTGGTTGAATTTTATGCTGAAAACCCAAAGGTTATTAGTGTAATTGAAGGCAATTGGACTCCAGGAAATACTGTTGCCGCCGTTGGCAAACTGAATTTCTCTACCTCGATTAGATCAGAGGAAAAAGAAACTGATTTCGGTGAGCCTATTATGATTCAACGTACTGTTTCTGTTAGTGAAATGATTATTACTGGCGGTACAAGAGATCCAATTACTGGAGAAAAGGAATATCAGAAAGAAGACATCCAGTATGGTATTACACAGAGAAAAATTAAACTAGAAGCTCAAAAAGAAAAAGATATGGCTAGGGTTAAAGCTAAGGCCAAAGCACCTTCTCAAGACTCTGGAACTACGAGAGATTTGGGTTTTTAAGGAGGTAGCATATGGCTATTGATATCCTTAAAGTAGAACCTACAACAATTAGTAGAGATTTAAAAGAAAAATTTATTTTGATCTACTCCACGCCTAAAGCGGGAAAAACAACTTTTGCTTCACGGATTCCAAAAAACTTACTTTTAGCTTCAGAGCGCGGGTACAATGCTATTAGTGGGCTGAAGGCTGTTGATATAACTAAGTGGTCTGAATTTAAAACTGTAGTAAGCCAACTTAGAAAAGCAGAATCTAAAGAAATGTATGATATGGTTACGCTTGATACTGTTACAATTTTTTACGAATTGTGTGAATCATATATTTGCGCAAGACATAATGTTGATAGTATCAGTGAAATTAGCTGGGGTCGAGGCTACTCCGAAACTAAAGAAGAATTTGCCAATGTTTTACGTCAAATTACAATGTTAGGTTATGGACTAGTAATGATTGCTCACTCCGAAAGGAGAATTGAAAAATCAGAAGAACGAGGAGAAATTGAATATATTTCTCCCGCTATGAATAAAAGAGCATATGAGATTGTCAATCAGTTAGCTGACATAATTGGATATATTGAGGTTGAATTTAATTCGGATGGAAGTACTCAGAGGTGGCTTTATACTCGTAGAACACCAACTATTATGGCAGGATCGAGGTTCCCTCATTTAGCCCCAAAAATTCCTTTTGGAAACACTGGGTATGAAGAATTAACTGCGGCACTGGCCGAGGCGATTGAAAAGAGTGAACAAGAAGGCGCTGTTTTAGTAGATACACATTTTAGTGAAGAAAGTTTAGAACTAGCTAAAGGTAGGCCATTTGAAGAATTAAAAGAGGAAGCTCGTCAAGAATGGGAAAGAATTTTAACCTTAGGAGACGAAAAAATCTCTGATCTTCAGAATATTATTAAAGATATATTTGGCCGTGTAGTTAAATTATCAGAAATAACACCAAAACAACAAGACCTTTTTGAACTTGTATTGAAAGAG